GGTGGAGCCCGAGGGGTTCGCATCAATAGCCGCCTGCAGGGAGCCCGACGAGTTGAACGAGATGCCGGTGCCGGGGCTATTGACGGTTCTCGGACCCACCCCGGCGATAACAGAATCCCGCCCAGCCGTCGGGCCGTAGAGCTGACCGGGGGGAGGAGGGGCACCCTCGGCTTCGGCTCCCCTACGCCAGACGAGGCTCAACTGAATTCATACCCATCGATGGTCAGGTCGAACGAGATCGCCGCATCGGTAGTGACGTGGATCTCCCGATCTGCGGTGGTGCAGTAGATCGGGGTTGCCGGCGTATAGACCGCCCCCGGTTTGGATGTCGATGATGGGGCGAACGAAGCCGCGAACAGAACCTGATCCGTATCTTGGGTGAACGTCACATCCGCGTTGTCTCCGAACCAGATGATGATTCGACCAGCCGTCGTTCCGTAGGTTCCGATGACGAGTGAGGTGACCGCGATCTTCTTGCCCGCTGTCGGATCCCAGATCGCGGAACCCGTCTGCGTGGCGGTGTACGTCTTGTTCTTGTGAACCTGCATCTCTGGTGCGATATGACCGACGAGTAGCCTGCCGAATAAGTCGCCGATGGCGTTGACGCGGTCGTTGTTCGCTACGGCCGTGGGAAGCGCATTGACGGCCTTGCTACCGACCTTGACCGGGGCTCCCGAATCGACTGCGTCATGAGCCACGTCTAGCGCACTAGCATCGACCGACACACGAACCCGACGGCTCGAGTCAATGCCGATAGCAGCGGAGCGCCCATCTGTGACTGCCGATGGAGAAGATTGATATAGCCCAGCTACTGGGGTATCGGCCGTCGTACCCGGAGTGAATGCGGAGTTGTCGGTTGAAGATGTTCCGCCCGAGCCACCGAAGGATGTAACCTGGTTCCCCGCACCATCAACGATGGCAACGTTCAGAGCATCGTTCGCGGCAAGGTTCCTGACCGTGGCATCCGAAGTACCATCAGTGAGCTGGATCTTCTGACCCGCCGCTATGGTCTTGACATTGACCCACAGACCGTTGGCATCACCAGCAATCTTCGTCGTTGAGTCCAGCGTGCCATCGACGAGCTTGACGTACTGGTAATGCTTTCCCGCTACGTCATCTGTGGCGGCATCGAAGTCGGCGAGGCCCCCATTATCAATCGTGACATTGTCGGCCATTTATCCTCCTAAGCGAGCCGCACTCCAACCAAGCAAGAGTTCTGCTTGAGAATCGTAGCCTCTGCAACGGCGGTGCCCTGCGCCCACTGCAGTTGTACTGTTCCACTAGTACCGCCGCCGGCGGCGATGCCCGTTAGGCGGACGCCGGTAATCGTCGTATCCATACCATATGTGGCAGCAGTCCCCGCGCTACTGAGTTGATGCGGGGTCGACGCTGCGGGGAGGGTCTCCCACGCGACGACAGACGCCGAGAGGGAGGACGAAGCAGCCCAGAGCATCGTTGCACTCGCCGGCACCGTCCATGCAACCTGGAAATCTGATGATGACGACCCACCATCCACCATCAGGTACGCCTCCACGAGCCAGGCTTCAGTTGCGCCAATCGTGAAGAATAGGTGGTCATCATTCTGTAAGACGGTGCTATTGTTCACGGTTTCATCGGCACTTTTACGCGCTAAGAGGTGCATGGTTGCGATGCCGTTATCACGGATGTGCGTGTTGAAGTTCGCCGCCGTCAGGGTTTCGCCCGCGCTCCAAGTCTTTGGTGTAGTCCAGGCCATCGGTTCCCCTATCTCACTAGGATCGCTGTGGAATCCAAGAGTCCGTAAGTAGCGTCATCCAAGATGCCGGCCTGCTCGACAACGGTCGGCGACATATCCAGGGTTACCCACCACTCGTTCGGCGGCCAAGAATGAGAGATGCCCTCTATCGAGGAGACCTGAGCAGTCGCTGTCCGTGTCTCGATCGCAAGGGCGTAGTCATTCAGTTCCCTGGCTAGCACCCGGTCCCAATGCTCGTGCTGCATCGCGTCATCGGCGAGTTGTGCAAGTCGTTGAACAGGCTGGGCGTATTTGAGAAGCGTCACGTCGGCGCGGGCAAGGACTTGAGTGTCGTCGCTCAGTTGGATACCAGTCTCAGCGGTTGAGCGAATCCCATATTCGTTCTGGGATGAGAGGTCTAAAGCAACCTGCTCCACTCCCCCATCTCGGGTCAGGTGGATGTCATTCAGGATGAGCTCGTCATCGCAGACGATGACCACGTCCCGGTAGGACATCCCCGTGCCATCGTCGGCCCACGTTCTATCCGTGAAGTCGGGGTTGACCTGGGCCGTGCGGTCTTTGAAGACGGCCCTACCGTCCCGACCGATGAAGAACCTGCCCGCCTCGGCATGTTCTATCTGTTGGATATGCTCAAGGGCTGAGACGTTCTCCAGCGTCACCGCTGGAACGGTCACCGTTCCTACGTCGATGTCTGTCTCTGCCGCCAGCCAGCCCACGGCGTCGAGGATGGCTTGAACTCGGGCTCCACTCCCCTGTTCGGGGAAGTCCCCAGAGACGAAGGCCAGGCTGAGGATCTTGAACCCATCGACAAGAGACACCTGCGTCGTGGTGTCAGCGTCGTTGAAGGTGACCGGCCAGCCTTCTACGAAGCCGTAATAGACGGGATAGGTGTTGGCATCCCACACCGCCCTGATCCTGATACGCCGCATAGGTAGGACGTTGGGGTAGTACGGGGAAGCGATGTTGAACGGCGTAAACCTGCCGTCTCGGTTGTCTAGAGTCAGGCTCGCCGTCCCGGCCTCGACCCGTTGGAGCTCGCGCTGTGCCCCCCTGTGTGTGTCCCCGGATCGGAAATAGGGAGAGATGTCATAGGCGAAGGTCGGGGGGACAGGACCGAGGACAGCCGTGTCCAGTTGAGCCGTTAGCGGATCGTCCAGAGTGGGACCGATGAGCCAGCCGTTCGTATCCAGTTCGATCAGGAGCGTTGGTAGTCCCGTGGGTGCTGCTGCGCCAGCCTTGGGGAGCAGTGTCAGGATCGGCATTACAGACCCGTGCCGGCGTTGCGGTTGCCCAGCTTGAGCAACTCATTTCGGGTAACCCGTGCCAGAACCTGACCATCGAGTTGGAGGATGATGTCGCCGCCCTTACCACTCTGAAGTCGGTTGGCCTCGGCCAGGAGTTCAGCGATCCGGTCAGCGCGGCCTTGGAGCTTGTCCATCTTGTTGCCGAAGAAGTCCTTTGACAGGACTCCCCCTTCATGGTCCGCGATCTTGTTGATCGCCGCGAGTTGCGCCGATGCCTGAGCGACGAGTTCCGGCCCACCCTGTAGGAGGGCCTGGGCGAACCCGAGCCCCTCCGGCCCCGCACCGGCGATCTGCGAGAGGAGCCCCTTCGATGCACCCTGACGCTTGAGCGCGTCCAGGACGTCGGCGAAGCTCTGTGCGCCGGCGAGTTGCGACGACAGGAAGTCCTCTATCCCGAGCGGGTTCTCACCCTTGCCGAACCCTCCGACGAGGTCGGCGAACGAGGAGAACCCGCCGCTGATGCCGCCGGCGAAGTCCCGCATCTTGGATTTGAAGTCACCGAGCGCGGTCTTGGCGGCGTCGAGCATCTTGCCGATGCTGTCGGTGAGCTTCTGGGCTACCTCTCGGTCCTTATCCCCGATCCCGTCCTTCAGACCCTCCATGAGGTCATGGCCGAGTTCGCGCATCTTCTTCGACGGGGAATGGGCATCGGCGGCAGTGCGTGCCGCAAGGATGGCAAGCTGTACGGCCCGCGTCGCTGCAGCCTGGATGAACGGAGCGCCAGCATTGATCCCGGCAGTGATGCCCTGGGCCATCGACTGACCGACACCGGTCCCTCCCTGGAGGGCTTGCCTCGCTAGTGCGGGCATCTGGTCTTGGATCTTGTAGGTATCACCGATCGACTTCTCGATAGCCGCACGCTGGCTAGCGTTCCCCCTAACCCATGCATCCCTCATCTCCGGGGGAAGCGCGGCGATGGCCTCGCGCATCCTCGGTTTGAGATCGGACTCACCGATCTCCTTGAGGTCGCTAGCGATAGTCTTGGCGATCTGAGCCCACGACTTGGTGATCTTCACCAACTCGCTGGGGGACAGAGTGAAGGTCTCCTTCCAGGTGGTCACCGTGCCGATGATGTTGGGGAGTTCCTCCTGCAAAGCATCCCCGGTATCCCGGAACGCCTTCGGAATCTTGTTCATCTCCCGCGTGATCTTGGGGATGTGCTCCTTCGCAAGATCGATGAACCCGAGGAAGTCGTCCGCAACACCGCGGAAGTTGCCACGGAGGGTCTCGTATGCCGTGCTCTGACCCGTGATGTTCTGCGCCAGTATGTCGAGCTGCTCGCCGGTGAGCTTGGTGTGATCACCAGCAGCCGACATCGCCCCACTGATGTCTTGCACCCCTCGAACGAAGGTACCGATGATCGGGATATGACCGGCAGCCTTCTCGGCCCAACTGGCGATACTGAGTTCCCATTCGGCGGTGTGGATAGCCGCATCCTGCGCCTTCTGATCCCAGCCCTCGGTCGCACCAGTGAGAAACAGAAGCACCGTGGCGAGGTCATTGAGTGCAGAGACGACCTTGAGCACTGTTGGAAGCAGAAGGTTCCCAAGGTGGGCCTGAAGGTCTTCGAACTGTGCCCTCAACCGACGCTGCATATTCGCCAGGTCATCCGACGTTCGAGCGAAGTCTCCCTGAGCATTGCCCGTCTGTTTCATGATGAGGGCATAGCGCAGCTGCACCTTCTCGGCCATCGTCATCTCGCTGGTGCTCTTGGTGATCCCTTCTGCGAGGGCTTCCTGCTGAAGCGCGGCCTCCGAGATCTCGATGCCGTACTGACGAAGGGGTCTGATCTGTCCGGTCAAACCGGATTGCATCGCCTGGAGCACTTCGCTTGGATCGGCGTTGTTGAACGAGGCCAGGTCAGCAGCGAGTTCCACCAGCGTCGTAGACATCTCGGCACCGGCTGCCGACGATATCTTCATGGCGTCGAACAGGTTGCCGAACGTCCCTGCCGACTCCAACGCTGCCTGTTCAGAGATACCGAACGAATCAGCCGTGGTCTTGGCCCAGGCGATGATCTCCTCCGAGTTCTCCCCGAAGACCACCTTCACCTTGTTCAGCGATTCGTTCAGGTCACTCGCCGCACTGACGGCATCCGCGCCCATCTTGATCACGGCTGCGCCGGCAACCGCGAAACCGACGCTCGCCAGGGCACCGAACTTCGATATACCGCCCTGCGCCGACGTAAGGCCAGCATTGAGCTTCTTGGTATCGGCGATGACATCTACGACGAGTGTGGCGATGGTTGCGATGCGGCAGCCTCCAAGATCATCCCGAGGGCAGCGGAGGAGTCTTCCTCTCGTACCTCTCCACGGTCCCAGTCGAAGTAGTTACTGAATAGCTTACGGAGCGAGATCGTAGAGCCATGAGATGCAGCGGTGACGTAGGCGAGGACTGCACCAGCCCAATCAACGCGTTCGTGGACGAGGATGGAGCCATTCACGCGTTCGAACGCCGCCCACTCCATGAGTTCCTGTTGGGTGATGCGCTGCTCGAGTTCGGACGGCGAGATGCCCAGCGCCAGGGCTACTCTGTAGAGTTGCCTCCGGGCTGGGCGCGATCGAAAGCGGCAGCCAACTCCTCGACATCCTGATCGCCGACACCGCAGAGCCGGCGGGCCACGTCGTAGAGCTTGGCTACGAACCCTGCGTCGAGTTTGGCTACTTCATCATCGGTGAACGTGGCCCCGCTTTCATCGGTGAGGCACCGAGCAACGAGACGGGCGCGGAATGTCCCGTCAATCGGCTTGGGCTTGAGTGTCCCATCGGCCGACTGCGTGAACAGACCGCGCTCGTACTCCCCATATTCCTTGGCCGACAGGCCGTGCATCTGAACCTTCCCGCCGGCAATCTCGATGACTTCTTCGGCTGGTGCGAGTTCCAGGATCTCCTTCTTGGTGAGCATGTACCTCCTAATCCCGGCTTAGCTAGGTGTAACCGAGGAGACGCCAGGGCTGACGATCTTGAGCGTGATGTGTGATTCCATCGCGCCGTCATCGGTAGCCTCGACTTCCCACTGAGACGTAATCGCGGGGAACCGATACGCCGTGGCCCAGTTCGGATGCTGGAGCTCGTAGTACCGCGTAGCCACGGCGACTGAGTCGTAGTCCGACTTCATGTTCGTGTGGGTCGTGATCGTCGGATCCCACATGACGGTCAGCGTGACCTCTACGCCTTCCTGACGTCCGGGAAGGAAGTCCGACCACGCATCCCCGTGTGCAGAGACATCGATGAGAGCACGGCTCGAACCGACCGCCGTCACCGTTCCGATCTGCGTGACGGTGTTGTACGTACCCGTTGCCACGCCCAACGCCGCGTTCTGCTTGAGGAATCCCTGGAAACCAGCTTGCTTAGCCATCTACCCTCCTTACCTAAGCGACGAAGACCGCGGCCGTAACCGAGGTGATGAACGAGTTCGTAACGACGACCGTGCCGTTGGATTGGAGATACCGTCGGATCGGTGTTAGCCGGATGAACCGTTCCGTGGCGTTCGTCACCGAGACCGTTACGTCCGGGTTGTACGAAGTCGCTCCCGCCGCGTTCGACAGGCTGACCGTATCGTCAATCACAACGGAATCCGGTGAGCCGCCGGCGTTCTTCACATGCAGGATATGCGTCTTGTCATAGTCCGCCGCCGCCGGCGTGAACGTGTCGGACGCGCTCACCGCCGTGTAGGTCGGGACCACCCCGGCCTCTGTAACCGTTTGAACCGTGTACGCAGCCAATCTAACCTCCTATCTCATGGCGATCTTGAAGATCGCCGCCATAGCTGCCTCAATCGGACCCTCCGATTCGTCAGCAGACTCGCTAGCGAACGGTTGAGCCGACATATAGCGAGTGCCGAAGTTGACGAAGCGGGCATATGGGACCGTGGGACCGATGTGTGCCGTATCACCTTCTACCTGAACGATGATGGAGCCAGCCATCGCCCCCGTGTCTTTGGGTGCATGAGCCCTCATGTCTGCAGCGACCACCTCGCCCCCAGCCTTTGCCGCGATCGGCTCCGCGATCTTGGCCGCTATCTTCCGGCGTTCGAATGCCGCAAGTGCCTCAGGCAGGCCGAGAACAGTCATTCTGTGTCCTTCTTCGCTTTCGCACGTTTAGGTTCTGTCGCAGGTTTAGGTTCTGTCTCGGGTTCAGGTTCGTCCGTATCCTCATCTACGACGAACTCCTCTTTGTCACCGTGGTACTCGTAGTGCCCAACCTTGTCCATCGCTACCTCTCATTCATCCGACACGCACCGAGCCATAGTCAGCTAGGAGCATCTTCTCCCCTAGGGTCAGGAAGACCTCAGGCGCATAGCCCGCAGACTCCATCAACGTCGAGCCGATGGCCTCTGAAGCACTCCGCTCGTTCAGCGTGTATGCCCTCGAGGCTGCGGCAAGACATACGTTCTTGATGGCCTTGTAATCGTCGGTCGATTCGGCGTAGCCGTGGTTGTAGGTCACGGTGGCCCCTGATGACCAGGGGGACTCGTTGAGATCGAAGATGATTCCGGCCCTTGTGAATCGATAGTTCGTGAACGCGACCCCGCTAACCAGTATCTGAGTGATGGCTGTCACCGGCCTCTCTGGCAGGATGAGCCTGTCCCAATCGGTCTCCGGGAAGATCACCACGTCACCCACCACCTCGGAGAGGGTCTGCGCCGCGAAGCGCCGAATCTCTGCAGAGGCCAGGTCGAGGAATAGCTGCATCCTCGCC